TAAGTGCTTCTGTTGCCTCTAAGTTACTTGTTGATGCAAGTAAGTTACAGACACCGTTGATGTCTAGGAATGTTTTTGGATCTGTCTTGCCAGCCTTGCGATTGAGTGCACCCTGAACATCTAAGTTAGTTGTGTTTGCCCAAACGTTGGCTGCTTCATTGTCACCCTTGTATGCTAAAATGGCAGGATAAGTACCGCCATTAGCAAGGCGATTTAATTCAGCGCTAAATGTAGAACCGAGAGTTCCGACTGCCATTGTATTCCTTACTTACCGCGTAGGGCTGGGAGTAATCCCTTTTTCTTAAATGTTTCTTTAAACTTCTTTGCCTCAGGAGATTTTAGAACTCCAGCAACTCCACCCTTTTTAAAGGAAGTGCTTGAACTCTTAGCCTTAGGCTTTGATGCAGTTGGAGCAGAGTACTTGAAGTTAGATGAAGTAGGCTTCATAACTCCTTGACCACGTTCTCCAGCACGATATTCATTTGCTCTCATACTTGAGACAGACTTTGCTTGACCAAACGGAGTGCCTGCTGAACGTGCATTAGGTCCACCATAGGTAAAGTTAGATGCTACAACACCAGTAGGCTTGTAGGTTTTATTTTGAGCACTACGGCTTGCGTAGTTAGTTCTTGGCTTTGACGCTGCTCTTACGTCACTTGCTAATATTGCTGCACGTACTTTAGCAATTGATAGTGCAATGTCATCTGAAGTTCCTGAATCAGAACTATCATCGTATCTTCTCATAGTTTCCTCTTATTTCTTTTTAGTAGATTTTCTTGCTACTGCGGCATTATCTACGAGATTAGGGTAAGGTCTACCTGCGGCCTTTGCCCTTGCTTTAGCAGCGCTTTTTTGGGCTGGTGTTAATGTTTTAGAAGTTTTTTTAGGGTTCTTCTTATCCCAAAATTGTTTTTTCATCGACATGTACAATCCCAAGCCCTAAGGGACTTGTTAATTCTAGAGTTTGGATTATTTGCAGTTTTAGCAGAAGTCAATTTAGACTTCATGCCACACATACGACTGCAAAAAGATTTACGTCTTGCTGCAGACTTAGGTGATTTCTTGGCTTGTGCAGCCTTTACAGGAGGTTTCAGGTTCATACCCTGAGCCTTAGCAGAAGCCCTTCCTCTGGCGTTTAAACCGCCTTTAGGATTCTTTCCTGCTTTCCTCTGCCACGCTGGTGTCGTTGCCATTCTTCTTACCCCCAAATATTGCTTTGTAGTAATGATTATCAAATGAGAAGCGTTTCATGTGTGGAGCAAGTGCTCCTGTGTGACACCATAGAGGAATCCCTATTTGATGACACAAAGCGAAGAAGTAAACATCTTCACCTAGGAAACTATCACCTTTGCCTAACTCGGCAAATACTCTGACATCTCCCATATTCTCTCTAATCCGAGAGACTACATCTCTATGCATTAGTATGAATCCCATACCTGCTGCATCTACCTTGATTAACTTATTCTCAGGTAGTGGATGAATCCTTTTAGATAAAACTGTTCCATCTTCGTTGTTCTCAAATTTAAAAATAGTTGGAAGTGGAATCATTAGAGGCTCTTCAGGATTATCTGAAGTAAAGTAAACTCCAGTAATCATTGGCCTTGCTAATCTATCTTTGTTAGCCCAAAGTAATCTAAATGTTTCAGGACTAATTACTACATCTGAGTCTACCCAGAGTAGCCAATCTGCTTTCTTAGAATCGTACCAGTGGTTAATTAATCTATCTCGTTGTCTAGCAATTTGATTGCCTTGACTACGAATTGTAGATACAAATTTGATTCCTGATTGGAGTAACACATCGGTTACCCCAAGCATGAATAATCCGTCTACATTTCCGTTATCACACCAGGCTAGAGATACGGTTTCCTGTTTTTGTCCCATTTACTATTTTCCCTGTCTTTATGTCCTTATAGAGTTTAACGGTTCCGTCTTTCCTCATTATGGCAATCATACCATTTTTGATTAAAGACTTGTTAAAACCATCGTGTCTCTTTTTCTGCCCCGATGACATTACTTCTTTTTCTTAGGTGTCTTATTGATGTATTTGCCACCCTTAAGTTCATCAGAACGAGTACCCTTTTTGCCAGTAACTGACTGAAGTGCTTCTTTATACTGACGACGTGCATTCCAATTAGCGCGAGTAGCATTATCTACAAGAGTCTGTAATTGACTTGACCCAGGTTGAGCACCTTGGCCTCTTTGGAAATTAGCCTTTAGGCCAGTCGCCACAGCAGTAGGTACATCACGAAATTCTCTAGCAACTATGCCAACACGTCCAGCAACAGATGATAGGAAATTTGGATTCTGACGAGACTTGTCATCTCCAGATGAACGAGGTTTATTCATTTACTTACCCTTTCCTACCCCTGAGACTTTTTTAAGCCTAGGATTGGCCTTTACGGCCTTTTTAGAGGCCTTCCTGGCCCCTGCTGCAACAATGGCTCCAGCACGTTCCATGGAGATTCCCTGCTTAGCAGCGATCTTCTTTTGGACTGCCTTAAATCCTGGGTGCTTCTTGGACTTCATTACTTCTTCTTGCCCATCTTCTTCATACCCTTTTTCATCTCCATAGCCTTCTCAGCCTTGGATTCCATTCTCTCGCCCTTGGCATAGGCCTTAGCAGCCTTCTTACCTTTAGCGGTATATGGGAATTTTTTTCCATTTACTTTTGGCATTAGATTATTCCTCTTCCTGGTTCGTCGGCTTTAAACGCTTTGCCGAAGTGATTTGATGCAGCAACTGCTGCCTTGATATCTTTCATCTGAGTGGAAGCAGGTTGAATACCTTGTGCTCTTGCATCACGGTAAGCCTGTAATTCCCCATCCCACTTCTTAGTTGACATCGAGGTGCGTGTTGAAGCCTCACCAGGATTCAATTGTAAAGCGGAAATCTTGCAACCAAAACATCCTTCAACTTCTACTGGATGTGTTCTTTGTCTATGTAGTGACATTGTTCCCCTGTTATTCAGTTATTACAGTATACCCTGCTGCTTCCAAACTCGCCTTTTCAGCAGCGGTAACTTCGTATTTATGACCACCTAAATAATAAACTTCAGCATTTTGTAACTCTTCAATGTATGGATATCTAGCCTGACGATATACACCATTTTCTTTGATGACTGTTATTCCACGAGTCAACTTATAGCGTATGTGTAATCTGTTGTATCCCGCAGGACCTTCTTCAACAGTTGGTGGTAAAAAGTAAAATGCCATTTCTCTCCTTAATAATTTTACAGATAGGGCTAAAGTTTCCCTTAGCCCCACCTATCTAATTATTTAGACTAGGCTGCTGGTCGTACAGACGATGCTGTCTGAATACGATATAGTGCCTCTGAACGGTATAGGTTCCATCCAAGTACGCCGTACCATCCGATTGGACGTAGACGCATTAACTTGTCTGTAACTGGACCGATAACTGTGTGTGGCTCTTCAGCAACAGCCTCAGCAAGTGCCTGTTGACCCATTACAAATGTGTCGTAGACGCGAGTTTGAGTTGTTCCTGATCCTGAACCAGCCTGTGAGTTAGGTAGACGTGGAGACTCAATGAAAGCAACGCCTTCAAAAGTTCCAATCTCACCTGCGTAGATACCTGATGGATCTACATACTCGTGTGGCTGACGCCATGAAGCAGTTCCAGTCTCAGCACGAAGATCGTGTGAAACTTCTGGGTGGATGTATGAAGCAAATAGGTTTCCACGACGTGGAACTACGTTTGCTGCACGCATCTTCGCTACTACGTAGCGGATATCTTTCGCCTTGATAGTATCAGTTGCAGATACACCAGTTACAGCAGCAGTTGAAATTGCTCCTGCGATTTCACGGATAACTTGAGTTCCACCAGCAAGAACTGATCGAACAATTGTATCCAAGGAATCATTCATGTTGTATGCAATGATGTTAGCAAGTGCTGGCTCTACATCAGCAAGGCTGAATAGGTCCAACTTGCGAGTTGAAATGATTGAGTTACCGTACTCGTTTAGAGTAACAGCAACAGTTGTTGTAGCAGGTACTGCTACTGCATCTGGATCAACTGTCTCAGTTAGGGCAGTTGTAGCAACGGCCAAGTCTGA